ATTCATATGTATAATATTTTTTATAGTTTTAAACTAATTCTTGCGTTATTATATTAAAAAAATTATTCAATTATTTAATATAAATGAATTTAGAACTAAAAAAGTTTGATATGAAAAAAATTACATTTAAACCAAATGAAAATCAAGGACCAGTTATTGTATTAATTGGAAGACGTGATACAGGTAAAAGTTTCTTAGTAAGAGATTTATTATATTATCATCAGGATATACCTATCGGAACAGTAATATCTGGAACAGAAGCGGGAAATGGTTTTTATGGAAAAATGGTTCCCAAACTTTTTATTCACGATGAATATAATAGTGCAATTATTGAAAATATATTAAAAAGACAAAAAATGGTTGTAAGACAATTAAAAAAAGAAACTGAAGCATATGGAAGATCAACTATTGATCCTAGAACCTTTGTTATATTAGATGATTGTCTATATGATAATACCTGGGCTAGAGATAAACTAATGAGATTATTATTTATGAATGGACGTCACTGGAAACTTATGCTTGTTATTACCATGCAATACCCTTTAGGAGTTCCACCTAATCTAAGAACCAACATAGATTATACATTTATTCTTAGAGAACCCTATATTGCTAATAGAAAAAGAATTTATGAAAACTTTGCTGGTATGTTTCCTACTTTTGAAAGTTTCTGTCAGGTTATGGATCAATGTACTGAAAATTATGAGTGTCTCGTTGTAAGCAATAATGCTAAATCAAATAGACTTGAAGATCAAATCTTCTGGTATAAAGCATCTCCACATGGAGATTTTAAATTAGGTTCTAAAGAATTCTGGGAAATGAGTAAGGATATTGCATCTGATGACGAAGATGAAAATCCATTTGATCCCAAGGCTGGAAGAAAAGGTCCAGCTATTAATGTTAAAAAATCTAGATGGTAATTTTTTTTTGATTTCAAAAAGTTTCTATTAAAATTATTTGGAGAGAAAAATAGTTTTTACTTTAAAATATATATATATGAAGAGTTGCGTATTTTTTTTTGATTGTATAGGACTTCAAATATGTTTTTATCTAAGACAAAGCAAGAAATTTTTAGAAGATTTTAATATATTTTTTATAAATCTAAATCATTATGTATTACCAGATTATAAATTTTTTAAAAATACTAAATTAGATGATAATCATATTAGAGAATTACAAAAAGCTGATCTTTTAATATTACAAGTAATTGAAAATGATAGATCATATCTTAATAATAGTGAAGTAATTAAGTATTTAAAATCTAATTGTAAAGTAATTAAAATTCCTCACTATAGAAATAGTATTTATGAATATAAATGTATTGAAAATAAATCAAATAAATATGATTTATTAGGATATGATCACATAGATGGAAATCGTAATTATAAAAACAGTTGGAATTTACCAAAAAAAATAATAGATTTAAACAACATTAAACAAACCAAGAAAATAATTGAAAATGAAATAAGTATAATGAATAATTTTAACTATGATAAAAATGAAATGCTTAAAAGTATGAATGATAAAATAAACGAGTTTAAAAAAATAGATAGCTTATCAGATATCAAAATGTTAGATTACTATAATAATAATTTTAAAAAATATAGATTATTTCAAGGTAGAAGGTATCCATCATCTAGATTTATATTTGGATTAACAAATAATTTATTGAGTAAATTAAATTATGATACTGTTTTAAGATTTAGAGACACAGGCTTTGCATTACAAACTGGTGAACCAATCCCAGATTATTGGTATAAATTTTGTAAACTTGAATTTGAAAACAAACATGTTATATGGGGTAACATTAAAATAAGTGAATGGGAATGGTATTACATATTATTGCTATCGGACAACCTTAATATAACCAATCATATAGAAAATAGGAATTATTTGATAAAAATAAGAAGAGGACTTCAAGAAAGATCAAGATTTAACAATCCCTTAAAAAGTTTTTTTGGGAATCTCAAATAAAAATATATAAAATCTTAAAAAAAATTTTTTATATATTTATTAATTTGTTTAAAATATTAAAGGACACCCATTTCCATCAATAACAAGTCCAGGGGTAGCCATTTGGACTATGCCTATTACATAGAATGTTAATACCGCAACACCCCATAAACAATATCCACATTTACTCCAAACTAACAAACCTGTTTCTTTAGATTCTGTATCGTCTTTTCCTTCAGGACATACAAATAAACACGCACATAATGTTACTAGTATAAAACAACATCCACCCAAAGTTATTCCCATATACATTCCAAACACATCCCATCTTCCTATATTACCATAACCACTACCAAATACTCCAGTCATAGGAATAGCCTGTAAAGCTAATGGCCCACCGTAGTGATATCCAGCTTGGGCGCATTCTCCCAAATTTTCATCATATTTATAACATTCTTTTAATACACAATAAGTTTCTCCTGATTTCTGAACCATACAGCTTTCAGGACATTTACAAACATTATCAACAATAGAACAGTTCCAAGATTTAATAGGAGTTTCAACAACTTGTTCTACCCGTCTAAACGAATAGGCAGAAACAGAGGCAAATAACATAGCGGTTAGGACTAGGGTCTTCATCATCATTTTAGGTATATTAACATATTACACAATAACTTTTAATTCAATTTTACTATTTATAAAGCCGTCACAACCTTAAATCTTGACTTAATGAAATTAAGGCAGATACGTAAATATATAAGTATAATTTTAGGTATAGTAATTAAATGTCTTTTGGATATTTATTAGAAATATTTGGTGGAACTGGAGCTGTTGTTTTGGGGATTGGTACTTGTATTTGGGGGTTTTGTAAAACCCACGAATTAAAATTGGATTATGATGAAGAAGATAAAAAAGATCCAGTAGAAGTATTAAATGAAGAATGGGAAAATCCAGGTGAAAATTTTTCAGTAGAAGAAGATTTTGGAAGTAATTGGAATAGACTAAAATTTGCCTTTCAGGACGAGAATAAGTGGAAAATAAATATAAATAAAAAAGAAGGCGATGTTTATATTTATAGTAAAAAAGATAGAGCGCCTCCTATGTGTAATGGCGGAAAACATTTTTTAAGAGTAAATATGAAAAATGTAACTAGAGATATGAAAGTTAAATTCGTCCATAAATTCTTTGATATAAGTTATAATCAGATTCATGATAATAATCATAAAGATATAAGAAGAGAAGGAGTTCATATTTTTGAACCAGAATGTATTATTGATTTACAGAATAATCATGAAAATGTTGTAAAAAAAGAACAATTAGGAATTCATATTACTGGTAAATATAAAGATATAAAAAATGTGGTTATTGATGAAGCATATTATGGAGAAAAATGGTCTTTTTGTAAAATAATGTGCTGTAGAAGACACTGTAAGACAATATTATGGAGAAGAAAACCTAAAGAGGATTAATATATTAATTATACTAGTATTTAATATATTAAAATTTCTTATTGCAGGCGCACATTCTGGCTAAATCATCTGCTTTTTGTTGAGATGTATATTGGTTTACAAATGTTTTAGATTGATCTACATTATTATATCTATTATCAGCTTTTTCATTAAATACAATACCATTCATTTTATTGAAGGGCAACCCAAGCATTTTTGATGTTCCGGTTTTATTGGGCTGAACCTTGACTCTTTGTGATTCTAATAATCTTTTTAATCCTGGACGAACCATATAATATAAATGAATATTTTTTTCCAAGAGTATTAAAATATTTTTCTCTCCAAATTTATTTTTATGAAACTATTTCAAAAATCTGAAATAGTAACTTAGATAATTCTTTTGTTGGTGTGGTGGATCCTTTTTCAAGGTTTCTATATTCTTCTCTTGTTATATTTAATTTTTTAGACATCTGATCTACACTATAATTATGTAAATTGCGTAATTTTAGTAATATAAAACCAGACTCTTTAGGATTATTAGAGCAAAAATTAGAATTTTTATCAGGAGATAATATTTTTGGTGAAATTTTATTAAAAACATTTTGTATTAATATATTTTTTGTATTAACAGTAGGACTACTCATATAATATAAATAAATAAATTATATTAAAATACTTTATATATGTCTTGTTTTTCTTGTTTTAGAAAAACGAATCAAGTTTATCCAATAGTAATAGAAAATGAAGGAATTGATTTTAAAAATCAAGAATGTATGATTTGTTTATCAAATACAGAGACAAATAGTGTTTTATTACCATGTGGCCACTGTTATCATTATGATTGTATATTCAAATGGTTTGAAAAAGATCTATCTTGTCCTACATGTAAGCAGGTATTCCGATGGAAAAAAAAAATTTATTCAGATGCTAAAATATTTAGATAACTTCTATTTGTTTGAATGAACCTCCTCCCAAAACTTTACTAAGTTGATCTTGTTTACTTTTTATAGCTAGTTCTTCTGTAGTCTTGCAATTATGTTTTTCGGCTGATCTATGTAGAGCACAAAATGATTTACCACACTTGCAAACTATACAAAGATCAACACTAGTTAATTTTTTCCTACACTTTTTACCATCTTCCAATATACATGCACAGCGTGGGGTTTTTTTCTTCTTTTTCTTCTCAAGAGGTTTTTGATTTGACTCCATATTATAATAATTTGAATTTAAATAATACAAATTATTTTATTGAGAACTTATTCAATTTTCACCTGTTTCATCCTCATTTTTTTCACTAATACTAATATTAACATTATTTAAAGCAGATTCATTACTGTCGCTAGGTAGTAAGCCTCTATCAATTGCATTCTTAACTGCACCACCACGTTCAATATTATTTCCTTCAAATAATTCTTTGCGAATATCTGCTGAACTTACCTCGTCCTTATTTTCAAATACATTTTCAATAGTATTGTTAACTCCAACAAGATTACCTTGTTTATCAACATTTTGTGTAAGTTTGTTACCCGTTTCTTTTGCTAATTTCTTGTTTTCTGCAATTGCATCGCGTTTAGCTTGTAAGACACGCTTTTCAAACTGTTGTTTAGCATCGGCTTCATTTTTATTCTTTTCGTTCATTAGTTGATTCAGCTCTTCCTCCAAATACTCAACACGACCAGTTTTATATGCTTCAGGTTCCCAAGGCATCCACATACCTACTGGGCCAACATATACATTATGATTGGGATCTACTTCACGAAGTAATTTACAACGTAACTCTGCTTCTTCTTGCGTGCTATATGTTCCTCTAACCTTTAAACCACGCACACTAGTTTGAAAATCATGAACTTTATTAAACTCATCATCTAGTCTATCTTCATTAGCATCCAAAAAGTTTTTATACTCATCACTTACATAATTTTTTGGAAAACTATCTCCCTCACTTTTAACATACTCCTGAAAATCTTTCATTAATTCATCAAACTCCATATTATGTTTGTAAGCTATAAAGTTTAAAAATTGTGTAAACTTTTCAACACTCTTAGAAAAATCATAATGTTTTAGGAATTCCTGAAATAGAAAATGATTTTTCTGAACTAATATATTTTCTGGACTTACAAAACT